TGGTTACCACTTGCTCGGGTGCCCCAAGCGAACGTAGAACATCAAAATCAGTTATACCTTGAAAGTTAAACTCGATGCACCGGAAACGCTCGGCTACGTCGCCCAAAGCGCGGAACATCGCCGCAGGGTTGATTTGGTTGTGGCTGCAGGGCTTTGCCATGGGTGTTGAGTAAGGGAGTGGTCATCGAAAGCCGGGGATAGGCGATCTCCTAGGCACCGGTTCCCGTGGTGGTGGGGCGGCGGCGCCATGGCCGTAGGTGGCGGTGGTGACACGCATGGGACCACCAGGACCGTAGCCCAGCTCAGCGGCATACAGTCGGTGAAGGGGATAGCCGACGGCATCATTGGGGTGGTCGTAACCGGTCTTCTTATCCGGTTCACCTTGTTCGTTGTAGCCCTGGCGCTCTAGCGCCTCAATTAGCCGTGGGCAGTCTTCGGTGATATAGAACCGCGTCTCGCCCTTGGCATTTAGCAGTAGAGCCTGCACCACGTTGACCCGATCACGTACCGGGGGATTGGCATCAGGTGCGTAGTTGATGAAGCCGTAAGACTTCAGGATCCCGATGTCGGAGAGGCTGGCGTTGGTGCTGCGGTTGGCGCCGCTCGCATCGGGATAAGCCCAGATCGCACGCTCAGGAAACCGCTCGCGGATCTTGCGGCACATGTCGTCGGTGTCATGGGCGCCCATGATCTCGGCGAAGGCATGAACGATCCGGCCACGCACTACCAGTAGGACGGCGGACATATTGCCCACGTTGAAGTCAATGCCAACCAAAATCTGATCGGTGTCCCGCAGCCCATCGGGCAGGGGCTTGACGTGATGATCACGACTGAATCGGTCGTATACCTGACCAGTCTTCAGGTTGACGTAGATGCCATCCATGTAGGCCACAAGCATTGGCCCGGTGTAGCGGGTGCGCAGGTTGTCCAAGTAGGCGTCAGGCAAGTGCGGGTTGTCCTGAGTGCGCATCCTGATCAGCCGCTTGCCAGGATCGCCCTGGGCTTCCACGGTGCCAAACGTCTTGTAATGCCAGACGAATCCTTCGGGAGTTGACAGGGAAACAATCTGGCTGACATGACCGACCCGGATCCGGCCAAGGATCTTTTCGTAGCCCCGTGCGGCGATGTACTCCTGCACGGTGTCAACCTCGTCAATCAGCGCCCATGCCCAGTCAGGACCGACGATGCGTTTGTAGTTCTCAAAGCTGCGGGCAACTACGGGCGTATCACCTTCGGGCAGGTGGAGGACGTGCTCGGGCAGGGGTGTGGCGCGGAAGGTGTAGGGGATGCCGTAATGATCCAGGAAGTCGTCAAACTTCCTGATCCAGATGTCCCGCAACATCGGCCCCGTGGGCTCCAACACGCAGCCGATGAAGCCCTGGTTGAGCACGGCGAGTTGAAAGGCTTTAGCGCAGGCTCCAAGGGTCTTCCCTGCCCCGTAGCCAGCGGCCACGCCGATCTCACGGGTGGTGGTGTCGTCAAATAGCTCAACCTGCCCACCATGGAGGTCGTCACGGATGCGGGCGAGGGTGGCGGGAATGTCTAGGCGGGTGTGTGCTGCTTCGGTGCGCTCCAATTCCAGCACCGCGAGGCGTGCGGCGGCAGTGGGGGCGCGGACGATCACGCGGCCACCCCAATCCGCCGCAGCTTGTCGCGCTGGCCAAGGCGCCAAACCGCCAAGCATGACCGATGCGGTTGGGTAGCTTTCTCGCGCTTTGCCTTTAACGCGACCCGTTTGGCGATGCGTTTAGCTTCACGTTTTGCCTTGTCTTCGGCGCGTCGGAACTCCCGTAACTGGTCAAATAAATCTAAATGAGCGTGGTAAAGCCGCTTTCCATGCGTATCCTTCTCGCCAAAATATTTTTCAAAATATTCTTCATAGCAACGCATGGGTTGTTTGCAGCCATACCAAGTCGTCGCCATTTCCCTCCCTAATGCGGACCCTCGGAAAGCATCAAACCCCTGATCAAACACCAGCGAAACCACTACGGCCTGTATCTGGTAGGACCAGCGATGAAAGTATGGCAATAGATCGTCCAGTTTTTTGGCAATTGACTGCAGGTCATCCGATAGCAGCTCAAGCGCCTTGTCTTTTGTGATTACCTGCCCTGCCTCAACATCCATCCCGTAATGGCGGTAACCAATGCACCAAGGACCATCCGGTGTGCCGACCCTTTCAAATGCGTCCCGCGAAATGTAATGGGGGGCGTCCGCGCCTGCACTTTCGTAGTATTCACTCCAGGGAAGATGGGCGTCTTCTCTAAACGTGTAAAACCCGGTGACAATCTTGACCACGGGCTCAAGCCATGGCGGCTGTGTTGCGGGCGTCACGCCACCGGCCCCACTCGATGCACGGCCCAGTAGGCGCCGGGCGCCAGTTGCGGCCCGCTCTGCAACCTGCAGTCCAGCAACTGGTGTTCCAGCAGTGCCGAGATGCGCCGAAGGACCGTGCCTTGATCGCACGCCCACCGGGCCTGCAGTTCCAGTGATGTGATCTCCGGGATCAGCCCTGCCCGGATGCGCATACCCAGCCATTGCGACAGATCGAGGCAGTCGAGCAGGGTGATGGGTGGCACATAAGCGCGGCGTGCCAGCAGGGTGCGAACCAGGTCGGGGGTCACGCCTGCCCCCCAAACTGGCGGAGCATGGCGCGGCAACAGGCCTCCGTCACAGCAGCCTCACCGTGCTCCGCCTTGATGAGGGTCCAGCTCTGCTGGCCAGCCACGGCGGCAAAGCCCCGTCTCACACGAGACAGGAATTCCCACCCTCCCGCCTCAATGCGGTCGGACGACTGCCCGCCACGGCGCCGGATCGACTCGGCCACGGACACATCCAGCCAGAGGGTGAGATCGGCCATCAGGCCGCCTGTGGCCAGAAACTCCAGTGCTCTAATCAGGCCCAAGTCCAAGCCCCTGCCATAGCCCTGATAGGCGGCGGTCGATCCGGTGAAGCGATCGCACAGCACCCAATCCCCAGCTTCAAGCGCTGGCCGCAGGACGGTTTCGACGTGCTGGGCCCGATCGGCGGCATACAGCAGCAGCTCTGCACGGGGCACCGGGGCCGCTTCCCCAGGAGGGTGCAGCAGCAGCTCCCGCAACGCCTGGCCCAGGGCGGTGCCCCCAGGCTCACGGCTCACAACCACGCGGGCGCCGGGGGGCATCAGGCCGCTGGTGGGTAGCCATTGGCGCAAGGCCTCCAGTTGCGTGGTCTTGCCACAGTTGTCGATCCCTTCGAGGACAATGAAGCGGCCACGGGCTGGGGTTGGGTTGGTCATGCCTCCCCCTCTCCCTCATGTGTCTCCAGTCCACGGGCATTGATCTGCAGCATCACCCGACGCTCATCCTCCGGCGTCAGGCCAGCAGCGGCGATGGCGTCAACCACGGCGGCGACGGTCTTGCGTTCGGTGCGACGTTCGGCGGCGGCATCGCTGAAGTCATCACGGAAGAATGGATGATGGGTCAGGAACCAGGTGGCAGCCGTGGTGCTGCCGTTGGAGGATTGTTCCTTAAGATTGGTAAGGTAGTTTTTGCCCGTATTTATCCATCCTTCATGGATGGTGTTACGAAACTGTGCTCGCAAATCATCGTCCGGAAGGTCTTTCCCCTCTTTGATCCAGCAGTGGGCGGTCTTCCTGCTAATTCCAAGGCTTGCCGCGATCATCGTCACGGTCGCTCCTGTTTCCGCCATGGTTCCAGCCCCTTTGACCATGGCGGCTGTCAGCAAGGATGGGCGGCCACCGGCTGACACAGGCGATAACGCGGCGTTACGGTCGTGCATAGTCTAAGCCATTCCTGCGGTTTTGGAAGGGTATCGGTCAACCGCGCGATGCTCGGACGGTTTGATCCCCGTTGTAGCGGCCAGTTTCTGCGTAGCTTGCCAATGGCGTCGAATCCATCTTCATAAACTTCATCTGCCCGATCTTGAGCCCTGGGTAGATGCCAATCCAGTGAAGCTGGCGCACGTTCTTCAGTTCAAGGGTCAGGCGGGAACCGTTCCAGCCTGGATCGCACCATCCAGCAAACAGATGCTGCAATCCCTCACGGGCGCGGGATGACTTCAGCACGAACTGCGCGGCGATGCAATTAGGCAGGTTGAAAATGGGTTCAGCTTCGGCCAGCAGGAATTGCCCTGGCACCACGCGATAGGGATTTGCTGGGGTGTGGTTGGCAATGCAGTAAGGCACAAGGCCTGGTCCTTCGCTGGACTCGATCAGGATGTTCGATCCCAGCCGAAGGTCCAGACTTGCGGGATTTAGAAGTTCGGGGTCAAAGGGTACGACCATGCCCGATTCGCAAAGGGCACGGATTTGGAAGTCAGCCAGGACAGTCATTTGGTGATGGGTTCGTAGATAGCGCGGGCTTGGTGCTGGGCGATCTGGCGGAGGTCCGTCCAGTAGGGCGCTTCGTGATTGGGGGGCAGGATCAA